GCCAGAATTGGAGAATGTCCAAATCCAGCCAGGTAGGGGGATCGAAATCAGGCATCTTACGAGAAGAGGCGGAAAAGCGCATTATTTGCTTTTGCTCCCACGTATATGTCTCTCTACGGGATACGGAGGATTTGAGATTGAACCGTTCAACACACAAAGACACAATACGCTTAACCAGAGGAGACTTGCTAAAACGTGCATAAGCATCAGCAGCGGCAATCGAACGCGAGACTTCGTCTTCTTGTTTAAGATATCTAAGATAGTATCGAGGAATCGAGTAATTGTAATTGATACGCTTCTCAAAATCAAAATAAGACCACGTCGAAACACGAGTAGAAGGACGAGGCATAAAACCAAGGAAATCACCAACGCCAGCAGATACGAATTTTCTCGTATAACGGCGATGTTGGAGGAGGCAAGATAAAGGTGTAAGGTTTCCATTTACGGTAACGTATTTGTCCGAAATTTCTTCGGGATTAAACTGAATCTGTTTAGTAACATACTTAACGCAATAACGAGCACGCTTATGGGTAGCTTTCGCTAACCACACAAAACCAAGATCTCGAACAGTAGAACGAATCGTATTGTACAAGACATCGGTGCCAAACAAAAAGCCATGAAAATGCAATCGAGGCTCATTTCCTGTTTCTGGGTGAGTACCAAACTCCTGAAAAAAAGCGTGTTTAAACGAATGGCCTAGCTTATGGCGCAGACGTTCATTGAAGCGGCGGATGAACCAAGAAGGATCAAGCAAGGCTTTGTCGTAATACTTCGGAGCAATCGTTATTGTAATAAAAATAGCCTGCCGACTATTAGCCTTACAATAAGCCAACTCACGCTCGAGGCGAACGAACCAATCATTGCGTTGACGGCGCAGACACTCTTCGCACCTTCCGCAGGGGACCATAAGCCACTGGCGGGCGATATCCCAGGGGCGAAGGGCTAAGGCAGACTTAGCAACATCGGAACCGTCGCGACAAGGGTTCTTTTTGTCGAAATAACGACGATTACGTATCCATATGGGCGATAAGCAAGGCATTAGAACAAGCTCTGAAGACAATCAAACTTAATACAAGGCTTCTCGAGGCGACAACGAATGAGGTAATCTTCAGCGGGGGCTTTGTCGGCAAACCAAGCGATAATAACTCGTTTTTTGCCGCGATATGCACCAACGGAGTAGCGACAGGGAACGCAATTAACTATTGGAGAAAATCTAGGCCGGAAATCAAAATAATCCATATCTGAAAAATATTATTATGCGCTTCGAAAGACGGTACTTTCGAGCGCGAAAACTATTCCGTTCGCCGCCCGACGGCCTTAACGGCCGAGACGCTTCGCGTCTTCGGGCTCCACGGCTCACTTCATGAGCGAATATACCGAATAAATTCGGTGAATTTGAGAGCTAAAAAAATCCCAGGGGAGAGCGACTCCCCTGGGAGCCAACGGACTAAAGGACTCGGCCTCCAAGCGGACGAGTTACTATTTTAGTCCCTTTTCCCTTCTTCTTTCGCCGTGCTTTCATCACAATCAAGTTCAAGATCAAACATAAGGACAATCGTATTGTCGAAGAACTCAATGCAAAAATTGGAAAAAACTCCGCAAGTGCCAATGAGATCGGAAACTTCCGAGTGATCGATGTAGAGCGAATCACTAATGCTCGAACTCTTCAGATAAGACGCAATAGGAGACTTCGCGATAGCATCAAAAGGAATAGAAACAAACTGAGCGTCTTTGACGCGACCTACTTGGACGAGGTCAATTTTTAAAGCCGGATTAACCCGACGAATAACAACATGAATCTGTGTCATAATAATGTGGCTTAAAGTTTTACCTGAAATTCGGCGCAAAAATGCTCCCAGGCGTTAGACTGATTTATCCAAAATTCGGCACCTTCGGGCGTCGAATAAAACAAGAATGCAGAAGTGACAAGATGACTAGGACCAAAGCTAGTACCGCGAAGAGAATGTCGAATATGAGAGCGCAGACGGTCGCGGAAGCTCTTGTAAGGCGAGAAGTCGCGCTCGTAATTCGCCTTGAAGGCAGCGAATACTCCTTGGCGAACAAGCCACTCGGTAAATGCATACTCTACAATGTCAACTAACAGCTCGTCGTTTCTAACATTTTTGCAAGATCTTTTCATAATAAAATGGTTATTGGTTTACAACGCAAACATAGAGCAAAGGAAATAAATAGCAAAGTTCTAGAAGTCGAAAAAGTTGTTCAATTTCACCTTACATAGCGACGGCTGGACTTTGTGGTACCAGCGTACCTGCCGTCCTTGCCATAAATCTCTCTACTTTCATCATAATCAACGGGAGAAGGACGCTTGGTTACAGATGTGCCGGCGACGGCCATGGCGCCAACCAAAGCGGTTCTCGCAAGGCTATAACCAAAAGCATTCTTACTTGAGCGGTTTTGGAACCAGCGGCCTGAAAGGTCTTGCTCACCTTCAGAAGCGGCGAGGCCCATAAGTTTTTGATGAATCTGGCGACCTGTCATCTTCGTTGTCTTGCCGGTAGGCTTACCCTTTTCGTTAACCTCCGGAACGTCGACGAGTGCATCCCAATTGAGATTGAACCACTCGCGAAGATCAGCCAAATTAACCTTACGTATCTCAGACTCAACGTCTAAGACGTCACCGGAAGCGGCAGATTCGTAGGCGGCGGCGAAATCTCGAGCAATCTGAGCAGCGTAAACAGCATCGAAGTATTTGTCATTATACTTCTTGATCTGATTCGCTTCTTCAACGTGTTTCGAATACATAGCGACAAAATCTTGAAACTTGTACGTAGCCATAAGATCAGCATACTCGGCATCAGCAGCATGAATATCAGCCAAAGAGCGATTAAGGCGAATTAATTCGGAAACATTGTCAATGTGATGCTCTAAGGATTTCTTTTCCAACTCATCCATTTCCTTTCGCCAATCTGCGCTATGAGTATTGCCTCTCATGAGTTCAGCCTCAGCATTATCGCGATTAGCAGCAGCCTCATTGCGATTAACCGAAGAATGAGCCATCATGTTTTGTGCAATAGCAGTGGGATCAGTGGCTGCAAAACCACCAGGAGCAATGGGCGAGCCACCTGAAGGGCCGGAGGCAGAAGGCATAGGGGCAGAGCCACCAGACATCGTGGCGTTGACGCCGACACCCGAAGAGCCTAAAACGGCGGCAGGCGTTACACCAGCCTTCAAGTAGCGGTCGAAAACCTTCGTAGGGTCATTATATGCATTCTCATAATCAAACTGTCTCTGCCAATTAGCATAGGAAAGTTCAGACTGCTTCTGCATCTGCTCGAGGGCATACTTTTGCTGAAGCGCCATTTGTTTCTGCTGAAATCTCCACTGACGGCGGGCGCTCATGCCGCCAAAAAGTTGGCCTAAAAAGCCATTAATTAAACCAGTAGTGCCAGTAGAAGCAGCAGATTCACCAAGAGAACGACCGAAGGAGGCGGAGGCAGCAGCAGCAGCAACAGGGGTAGCCATACTACACGTTAATTAAATTGTTAGAACGAATAATGTAGTCAACACGTACTGTGTCGATATGAACGCCACTGCGCTGCATTCTAGCTTGAGCAGAACACGATGACAAGAAGAAGGCAGCTAAGGCGGCGACAATGGAGGAAACGAGTGTCCAAAAAGCTTTCGACTTGTAAAAAGGGGTTCTAGTATCTGACATAATCTCGAAAAATTAAAGAACGATAGAAAAATGCGCGGCCTCTCCTGCAGTCGTTACCAATAACCTTTAGCAATTCACGAACTCTTGCAAAAGGGGTCCGCGCACGTAACATATATCATCGAGTAAAGAAAGAGCTATTTTTCTTCAGAATCAGAGGACTTTGAAGTAGACTTAGCCTTATCTAACTGAGAATCAATAAGTTCTTGCCCAACTTCGAGGCCGTCAAACTTATCCATACGAGAGAAGGAGTTAGGGTCGAAATCAATTTCAGGGTTAAATTTCTCACCCTTCTCGAAATCAGAAGGTTCAGCCGTCACATCTGGACGACCAGGAAGGACGTCGACGGAGCCAGAGCCGTCAAGAACAGAAAGAATGCGCTGACCACGAGAAACGTAAGTAGGGGTATCCTCAAGAAGCCAATCAAGTGCCATAAAATCAAAATATTAACGATTAGACAAACGGGTTGCAAAAGTTTTGTTAACCAAATTCTTCTTCTGAACCGCATAAGATAGATTTATGAAGAAATTATCCTCTACGTTAGAAAAGAAAGGTGAATTAACCTGTGCCATATCCACGAAAAGCGCAGGATAATAATTAGCTTGAGCGGAGCCTAGGTACGAAAAGCCAAGCGATCTCTGCTGAACCCAATACGAATAGATAGGTTTAGGGGTAGATACAGAAGGAGCAGGATACGAAGACAAAGATCCTAATACTTCATCATAGGACGAACGAAATTCATTGAAACAAGGCTCGTAGGCGACGGCAAGGCCAAGGTTCGAACCCGCGGCATTGCTAAAAAGCCGTGCTGCAGGAACATCCTGATATCCAATGTCGTTATAAATGGGGTTGAAGTAATCAGAGCCTTGATAATTCAAATAATCGGGCGTTACGCCACTCCAAAAATAAATAGGACGAATGCTTAGCATATCAATCATATAGCCAGGCTCGCGGAAGTAATAAGACTGTCGGCGACCGAGGCGATCGTTGAAGGCGATAGCACCACCTTGCTGACCAAGGGGACCTGCGGACGAATCTCCGCCGAAATTATTGAATCCGGCTTGATTCATAACAACCTGAACATTAACAGTCTGCGAAGCGCTAAACAGCAATTTAGGTCGATCGACGTGTTCGATCTTTGAAGCAAAAAAAGTTTCCAGCCAGTCACTATAGCGAGAACCTCCAGCGCCAAGCAAATCCTTGTATTCCTGAAGTCGCGAAGCGATAGCCAGCTGTGGAATAGTGCTTACACCCGACATAGAAACAGCGGATGAGGTTCCCACGGGGATGAGGCGACTGAATCGATCGGGGTTCGAAGGCACAACAGCCATAGGATGCGCAAACAGAAAAGCCGAAATACCAGTAAGGGAGGAGCTACCTACGGCGGTGGAAAACTGACCAGTAGGGCCATCTCCAGAAATAACATTAGCACCACTGGGACGTGTGGTAGAAACAGGGTAGCCGTCTTGATCGCCGCCAGCTGGAAGTTGAGAATTAATTATCTGAAAAAACAGGTTACCTCGATTAAAGGTGTTATTTGTGCTCGAAACAGCTGACGGGTAAAACTGACTCTCAAAATAAGCATCAAGAAATTCTAGGTTAGCGAATTCCTGCTTGAAAAAAGAAGCGCTAGTACTAAAAGAGTACGAGTCGGGGAGAATCGACCAGGAAGCAGGCCATGCGATGGAATACAAGGACCACTGCGAGTAGCTATAATAATTTCGAACGATGTCCCAATAAGCTAAATAAGTATCAGCATTTGCCCACTGATTAACCGCAGCGCCGGAAGGAAGACTAGCGGTGTAGGGAGGCTGATTAGAAAGTTGCAGCGACGTCTTGTTGGAAACGCGAAGCCAAGACATAAGCGAATTAGGAAAGGCGCGGGTAGTACCAATAGCGGAATTGGGGGTAGGAGTGCCCGAGGTGCCAACAAGGGCGGTAATCCAATTCAAACTCAACTCGTTCATATCGAACTTACTGCTATTCGTACGAAGCTCAGGGTGATACAGCTGAAGAGGCACCCAAAAACGGTGAAGTCGAATAACATAGGGATTGAACGTTGGGACAGCAAGAGGATTGCTGCGAACGTCAACGCCTTGCTCAATAGATACGCGATCTCGGGCATTAATAAAATCAATTCGCACTGGATATAAAATACCCGGTGTACACGTAAAGGCCTTACTCTCGGGGACATCATAGCGAGAGTAACCATTTACAGCGTGAGAAATAAAAGGTTGTTTTCCCATAAATTAAATAATTAGTTGAAGTTTGTAATGATCTCGCCAGAATTGGAGAATGTCCAAATCCAGCCAGGTAGGGGGATCGAAATCAGGCATCTTACGAGAAGAGGCGGAAAAGCGCATTATTTGCTTTTGCTCCCACGTATATGTCTCTCTACGGGA